ACGTGTATAACGACTACTTCTTAAAGAAATATGCTACAGCACTCGTCAAGAAACAGTGGGGTGCAAACTTAATTAAATTTGAAGGTATGACAATGCCTGGCGGGGTTACTTTCAACGGTCGCCAATTGTTTGATGATGCCGTTGAGGAATTGCAAAGACTAGAAGAAGAAGTCAGATTAAACTGGGAACAGCCAGTTGACTTCTACATAGGATAATTAATGCCTAGAAACGTATACTTTTCCCAAGCCGTTAGATCAGAGCAAAATCTATACGAAGATTTGGTAATAGAATCACTTAAGATATTTGGACAAGATGTCTACTATATTCCGCGTACTCTCGTTAATCGCGATAGCATTCTAAACGAAGATCCTGCTTCTAACTTTGATGATGCTTACCTAATGGAAGCATACATTGAGAATGTCGATGGCTTTGAAGGTGCGGGTGATTTATACCAGAAGTTTGGTCTTGAAATACGAGATGAAGCTTCATTTGTCATTTCGCGTAAAGCATGGAATAATATGATTGGTGGTTACGAAAGTCAAATAAGACCACAGGAAGGTGATCTATTATTCTTACCAATGACTAACTCATTCTTTGAGATTACATTCGTAGAGCATGATAAACCATTCTACCAGTTATCTAACTTACCAGTTTATAAACTTACATGTTCACTCTTTGAGTATAACGATGAGAAATTTGAAACTGGCCTTGACGTTATTGATGATACTATGGGCGCAGAAGCTTATCTAGTTGGAATGGATGTATCTGTTACAGCTGCAGCGCACTTTGAGCAAGGCGAGGTTATAACACAAACCTTGATTGATGCTGATGGCGACACTCCAGCAATTAATGTGTTTGGAACCGTTCAAACAATAGTTAAAACATCAGACACTGTTGCGACCTTAGGGGTATCTAATGTTGGTGTAACTGGTGCTAGTGATTATAGACAATTTGTGGTATCAAATACTAAGGGATTGGTTGGAGCAGAATCTACTAATACTTGTTACATTACTAAAGTATACGACGTAGGCGATAACGACACTGAAAACTTTATGGCAAATGATGGTGACGCTCAAAACGTAGCAATCGAAGCATTTGCTGACAATTTCTTAGACTTTACGGAAGCAAATCCGTTTGGTGATCCTTCGGAGAACTTCTAATGTTTGGTGGACATTTTTATCATGCTACAATGCGTAAATCCGTAGCAGTATTTGGCACATTATTTAATAACATTAGTGTTATTAGAAAGGCAGCAGACGGTGGTGTTCTTAACCAGGTTAAAGTTCCACTATCGTATGGCCCTAAAGCTAAGTTTCTTTCTAGATTAGATCAAGAGCATGGTAGGAACCAACCAGTTGCGTTAAAATTACCTAGAATGGGATTTGAAATTACATCACTAAGTGTAGACTCTACTCAAAAATTAGCTAAATATAATAAGATTGTAGAATCTAACGCTTCAGATTCTACAAAAAAGAAGGTAATCAAACAGTATACATCATACGATATAGGAATATCATTGTACGTTATGGCTAAAAACCAAGACGACGGATTACAAGTGGTAGAACAAATACTTCCATACTTTACACCAGATTATACTGTATCAATCCGGCCGGTTGACACATTTGATTATAAGCAAGATGTTCCAATCATTTTAAACAGTGTCGACATTAGTGATGAATATGAGGGTGATTACACTACACGTAGAGTTCTTGTTTATCAGCTAGACTTTACAATGAAAATGAAATTTTATGGGCCGACAAACGATAATGCTAATATTATTAGATCAGTATTTGTCGATCTAGAAAAATTTGGAACTAACGATAATACGGAAAGATTCGAAGAAATTGACTTTACAGTAGGAGCTTCGGACACGGCAGAAAGCTTTACTGTAACCACAACAATTGATGACGACCCTGCGATAGATTAAAATATGGATAAATTAGATAAGATGCGCAATTCACTGGAAAAGAATCTTCCGGTTAAACCACAAGCGCCCGAAGTGATTGAAGAAAAAGACATAAAGGACGATTATGAATTTTCACGAGATACCTATAGGGACTTAATTAGAACTGGAACACATTCACTCGATTCACTTGCAGAACTAGCGAGAGAATCAGAGCACCCCCGTGCATTTGAGGTTTTATCTAAATCGATAAAAGATATTGCAGATACTACAGAAAAACTGATGGCACTTCAAAAAGCAAAGAAAGATTTAAGCAAAGACGATAAGCAAGAAGAAGCTAAACGTGTGACAAATAATAATGTATTTGTAGGTTCTACTACGGACCTACAGAGAATGTTGATTGATAATAATAAGATTATAGATGCAGAAGATCAAGAATAATGAGTTTGGTTATCTAGGAAATCCATCAGTAAAACGAGATGGCGTAGAAACACAATTCACAAAAAAAGAAGTTATAGAATACGCAAGGTGCATGAAAGATCCTTCGTATTTTGCTAAGACTTACTTAAAGGTAATCTCTCTTGATAGTGGTTTAGTACCATTTAAGTTATATCCGTATCAAGAAAAGATGTTTGATCATTTCAATAAGAATAGATTTTCTATTGTGCTAGCATGTAGACAGTCTGGTAAATCTATTTCATCTGTTGGTTATCTATTATGGTATGCGTGTTTCCACCCTGAGAAGACTATTGCGGTTCTTGCAAACAAAGGTGCTACGGCGAGAGAAATGTTAGCACGTGTAACACTGATGCTAGAAAACTTACCATTCTTTTTGCAGCCAGGCTGTAAAGCTTTAAACAAAGGTTCTATAGAATTTAGTAATAACTCAAAGATCGTGGCTGCGGCAACATCTGGTAGTTCTATTCGTGGTCTATCAATTAACTTACTATTCCTAGACGAGTTTGCGTTCATTGATAATGATGCTCAATTCTATACTTCAACATATCCAGTAGTATCGTCTGGTAAAGATACAAAGATTATTATCACTTCTACCGCAAATGGTATTGGTAACGTATATCATAAACTGTGGGAAGGCGCTACTCAAGAAACAAACGAGTTTAAACCATTCCGCGTAGATTGGTGGGATGTTCCAGGACGAGATAAAGCATGGAAAGAACAAACCATTGCTAACACCTCGGCTTTGCAGTTTGATCAAGAGTTTGGTAATACGTTCCATGGACGAGGAAATACGCTAATTGATGCTAATCATTTATTAGCTCAAAAATCAGTAGATCCGATGTACTATAAAGAAAATATTTCGATCTACAAAGAACCACAAGAAGGCCACGAGTATGTAATGATGGTCGATGTAGCAAAGGGTAGAGGGCAAGACTATTCTACTTTTAATATTATAGATGTGACGGCTCAGCCGTTTGAACAAGTTGCAGTATACCGCGATAATACACTATCCCCTATGCTGTTTCCTGATATCATATATAAGTATGCAAAAACATTTAACGAAGCGTACGTGGTTATTGAGAGCAATGATCAAGGCGCGGTAGTTTGTAATGGATTATACTACGACTTAGAATACGAAAATATCTTTGTAGAATCTTCAATTAAGAGTAATGCCATTGGTGTTACTATGACAAGAAGAGTAAAACGTATAGGTTGTTCTACAATTAAAGATCTTATTGAGCAGAAGAAGCTTATTGTATATGATTCAGATACAATCATTGAGATGTCAACGTTTGTTTCAAGAGGTAGTTCATATGAAGCTTCGTCTGGTAATCACGACGATCTAATGATGAACTTAGTACTCTTTGGTTGGTTTATTTCAACTGATGTCTTTGAGAACTTAACCGACATTAATATTAAAGGATTGCTTTATAAAGAGCGATTAGCAGAAATACAAGACGATATGCTTCCATTTGGATATATAGATGATGGAACTACAGCTGTAGAAAGCGGCAAAGGCGATGGATTAGGTAACGTCTGGTATGAACATTCATTTAGAGGAATTGAGGATTAAATTGTTAGAGTTCGTTTATTTATAAATAAACAGGTGAAGAATAATTCGTATTATGGTACATATTAACTAACTCATTTAAGAGGATAAAGCGATGGCATTTCAAGTATCACCAGGCGTCCAAGTCAAGGAAATTGACGCAACGGGCGTAATACCTGCCGTATCTACTTCAATTGGTGGATTCACAGGAGCTTTTAATTGGGGTCCAGTTGAAGAAATTACACTCGTGTCGTCTGAGGACAACATGGCGTCGATTTTTTCTACACCTGCAGACTCTGATACAGCAAAATACTTTTTAACTGCGGCATCATTTCTAAAGTATGGAAACGCGTTAAAAGTAGTAAGAACAATTGGAACAGCCGCCCGTAATGCAAACGGCGGTGGACAAACCAACATAGTAGTTAAAAACGAAGCAGATTATGATAATGCTTCTTTAGGTAGCGCCGGAGAATTTATAGCAAAATACCCTGGTGCATTAGGAAACAGTCTTCGAGTAGATGTTTGTTATTCATCTGCAAATAATGCAGCATTTGACAGTTGGGGTTTTAAAGGAGAGTTTGACTCAGCACCCACAACTAGCGATTCAGCTAAGGCATTAGGTTATGACGGAGTAACTTCAGTCGGTGGTGTAACTAGAGCATTGGCTAATGATGAACTTCATGTTGTAGTTTACGATGGCACTGGTGAAATTACCGGTACTCCAGGTACACTGTTAGAAAAGTTTGCCTATTTATCTCAGGCAAGCGATGCTAAGGATTCATCTGGAAGTAGCGTGTATTATGCAGATGCTATTACTAATAGATCCAAGTGGGTATCATTTGCTGGTCACTTAACCGCAACATCAAATGCAGGTTCAACATTTAATACAGTTGGTGCGGCCTTTGCTGTTAATGGTACTTCAGTTGCAACTGACATTTTGGCTAATGGCGTTGACGATAACACACTAGAAGTTGCTGACATTCAACGTGGCTTAGATTTATTTAATGACTCTGAAACTGTTGATGTAAATTTATTATTTGCATATCCAGACACAAATGGTGCTAGAGACATAGGTAATTATTTAATCTCTATTGCAAATACCAGAAAAGATTGCATGGCGTTTATTTCTCCACCAATCGAAGACAGTACACAAGGCAGTGATCCTTTAGCTAATGTATTAGCTTACGTTAATGACGGTGTAGGAATTACTTCTAGCTCATATGCGTCAATCGATTCTGGTGCAGTATATGTGTATGATAAATACAGCGACGTATATCGTTGGATTGGAGCTGCTGGTTTAACTGCAGGTCTTTGTGCTAACACTGATCAAGTTGCAGATGCGTGGTTCTCACCAGCTGGTGTTAATCGTGGTCAATTGCGAGGTGTAACAAAGCTAGCGTTTAATCCTACTCAAGCTCAAAGAGATTCTCTTTATAAAGCTAGAGTTAATCCTATTGTATCGTTCCCTGGACAAGGCACTATGCTTTATGGCGATAAAACATTATTAAGCAGACCTTCAGCGTTTGATAGAATTAACGTACGTAGATTGTTTATTACATTAGAGAAAGCAATTAGCACTGCAGCAAAAGCACAGCTATTTGAGTTTAATGACGAATTTACACGTTCACAGTTTAGAAATATGGTTGAGCCATTTTTGCGCGATGTTAAGGGCCGACGTGGATTGACTGATTTCTTGGTTACATGTGATGAGACTAATAACACTGGTCAAGTAGTTGATTCTAACAGTTTTGTTGCAGATATCTACATTAAGCCAGCAAGATCTATTAACTTCATTACACTAAACTTCATTGCAACAAGAACTGGGGTTGACTTCTCTGAAGTCTCCGGCGGTTAATAGGAGGAATAAATGGCTATTTTAGGCGTAGACGATTTTAAATCTAAGTTGACTGGCGGTGGTGCTAGATCCAACATGTTTAAAGTCACATGTAACTTCCCGGGTTATGCCCAGGGTGATGTTGAATTGACTTCTTTCCTATGTAAAGGAGCCAACCTACCAGCATCAATTTTAAATCCAGTTGAAGTAAATTTCCGTGGTAGAAAATTGCAAATGGCAGGTGATCGTACATTTGAACCATGGACAGTAACCATCATTAATGATGTTGACTTCAGTGTTCGAAATGCTTTCGAAAGATGGAGTAATGGTATTAACCAACACGTTGACGGCCGCGGTTTGGCTAATCCAACTGAATATATGGCAGACATGATTGTTGAACAACTCAACAAAAATGGAGAACCTGTAAAACGCTACGATATTAGAGGGACTTTCCCAACTAATATTTCTGAAATTGAGTTGAATTATGATAACGAGAATCAGATCGAAGAGTTTACAGTTGAGCTACAAGTTCAGTACTGGGAATCAGATACTACTTCTTAGTAAGCGTATAAATACTATTAGACGAGGGGGAACTAATCCCCCTCCGATAATATTATAGGATAAAGAAATGGCAGAGTTTTTTGGATTTGAAATAAAGCGAAAGGGTGGTGAAGAACCCATCAGGCCATCGTTTGTACCTAATACAGACGAGGACGGTGCTGGAGTAATTCAGGCCGGTGGCCACTTTGGAGCTTACGTCGATCTTGATGGCGACAAGGCTAAATCAGAAATTGATTTAATTTATAAATATCGCGATGTGGCTACTCAACCTGAGTGCGATGCTGCAATTGATGATATTATTAATGAAGCTATTGTTGGTGATCATGATGATACACC